CTTCATAGAGCGTATAGTCGGAAAGAATTTTGGCCAGTTCCATAATCGGAGCTAGATAGGGAATGCCCCGTGGCTGGCCGGGTCGAAGATGGACCATTGGCAAGAGCATTAGCGGCAAGCCGGTGTCACCCACAGCTGGCACATATTCCCATCGACGATCTTCAACCTTTGCGATATCGCCGGGATGGAACCGCGTGAAGTGATAACCTTCCACCCTCCCATCTGATGAAAACTGCACACCCGCTTTTATGCGTTCGGAATCTGGCTTTCCGCTAGGATTTGAAATGCGTTCGGCTTCAACCAGAACAACCTTTGTTCCATAAACTTCACCGGGTCGCTGATCATAGCGCCTGACAATGCCCAGATCGCCTTTTTCCAACACACCGCGAAGGATCAAATCTTGTAAGTCGAACCAAGGCACGTTGCCTTCCCAACTCAGTGTTTTAAACGCCAAGTTGAGTTCGCGAACAATCTCTTGACCCTTCGCCTGCGCTTGATCCCTATCTAAACCAAGAAGGTCACGATTTAGCGCCGGTCTGAAATGAAGACCAGTGCCAATCACCCCGGACACATTGGTATGCATCGTCCCGGCTGCGAGAGGAGAATTGCGCACCATGTCGCTGGATGCAGAGCGCAATTCAGGTAGGTCTGGCAACGTCTCCGCTGCCGACGACCCCGAGCCCATTTGCCAACCGCGCAGTCTTTTGCTGCGAGAAGGCACACCAGTATAGCCCGAAGACATCGGCTGCATAATGATGCGCGAGTTGGAAATGCGCGCAGCAATGCCAGCCACCGACTTGCCCAGCCGTTGACGAAACGTTTGATTTTTCATTTGTTTTGTTACCCGACGATATGGACGTTGCGGCGGCGCTTATTCGCAGGCAAACTCAATTGCCTAACTTTCTTGTCCCAAAACTCTATCTGCTTTTGGATCCACGCAGCATTCGCACGCGTTAATGACCGTGAGCTACCGTCCACTTGGATCGTGTAACTTTGTGATTCAGCAACTTTTTCACTTGCCTCAACCCACTTTGCCAAGTTGGTTTCTGCCTGTTGCAGAGTAATTCCAGCCATTATGACCCCTTCACCCGACGAGCCCTTGGCTTCGCCACTGTTTTGCGTCTGGCTTTGTCGATCTTCTCAGCAGATGTGCCAATGAGTGAAGCAAAACTATTGCTTTCAATCGGCGCAGCCCATGCAGGCGGCGAGGACCAATCAAAGGTTTCTGCTTTCAAAACAATAACAAGTGCTTTGCCATAAACCGCCAAATCAATTTGCTCGTTGGGCTGAGACTTCACGATCTTTGCCCAACCCTTGTCTAATCTCTGTTCAGCACAAAGTTCTTCAAACACCCGATCTTCTAGGTGAGATGACAAATGGTGCTTACCCGGACCGCTTTCCTTTCGGGTAAGGGCCATAGTCACTTCGTCTTTCAGCTTGTCAGTGCCAACGAACACAATCCGAATGTCTGTGGTCTCTTTACGCTTTGCACCAAGAACCTTTTCCGGTTCTCGGTGTTGAGCGCGATCCCGTTCAAAGCCACCTTGCCCCTTGGCAATAAAAAACCGATTGGCATAACCGCGTGACCGCATTTTACGCAAAAACTTGTATGCATTGGCCGTTGTGCCAGGTGCGCCGCCACTATCCACAATCATTGCGCGTGGCAACAATTCGCAGCCTGATCCTGCGACTTCAATGGGCTTATCGATCAACTCTTGCAGCGCTTCCCAGTCTTCAATATAGCGCGGCGGGTCAATGCCCCGCTTATCAGCACCCGCTGGTGCGCCTTCAGGCGGCTTAACAATGTCAATTCGATCGATGGTATATCTTTCCAGATCTTCCATCCACGCATCCCAACTCACAGCAAATTTTTTGGGCTGCACGTCCACTTGGATTGTCACAAACCGTGTACCGGCTGGTGCTATTCCAAGCGGATAGTTTTCAGATAGCTTCTTGAGCAGATCAACGCTCATTGCGTTCTCAGCCAAAAGGGCTTTGGGCAAATAGCATTTGCCTTGGTCGATGTTCGCAGTTGTTTTCAGCTTGGTCTCATCACCAGTTCGCTTGAAATGATCCTCAGCTTGCAGTTGGCGAGATACAATCTGTTTCCAAGACTGCAATACCGCCGCAGGTCCTTCATGATGGTAGCTCGCAATCCCATCACCTCGGATGTCTTCACTGTCGATATCGACAAGCGCACCGTTTGAAGACTCATGCAGCCATTTCGATTTGCGATTTAGACCATCTTTACGATCAGGTTCGATCACTCCGCCGCATTCTGGGCAGCCCATGTACACTGTTTCGGCACTCTTGCCCGGATCCCCACGGTCCTCCCACTTGAGGTATTCAGTGAGTGGTTGAAACCAATCTCCACATTCAGGACATGGCCAATAAAGCTTGCCGCGACTGCCCATGTTGAACAGTGAAAGCAGACCCGTTGTTGGTGGTGCTTCATGCGGAGTGCTTGCTTTCCAATCCGCGTCCAGTTGTGGCCGTGAAGGTGAACCTTCAGCGACAGCCATACCTGTTGAATAAAACGACTGAGTTCGCTTGATCGATAGATCAAACGGACTGCCCTCTTCATCGACATCATCGGGCATCCGGTCATAGTCTGTCAGCAAAACGTCAGGCCAATCGATCATCGAAAAATAGTCTGCAACCGGCCAAGCAATTTGGATGTTCATTCCACCTTTAAACTTCTTCTCATAAAGGTTGTCCGAACCTCGACCACTCCCCTTGCGCTCGTTGACGGCTGGCGAACCTGAAACCAACTTATCCAACTTTGCAGTTGAGAACAGTTTGGCCATTTTTTGACTTGAACAAACCACCAACATATCGCGCGGCATGCACACGATGCGCTGTCCGATCGTATTCAAGATCAAAGCTTCCGATTTGATCGACCGGGCTGGGCCAACAAAAACAACAGCTTCAAACCGCCGCGATGTGGTCATGCGCATTGGCTCAACCAAGTGCGGCACCGTATTGTTATCCCACGCCCCGGTGTATGCTGCCGATTTGATCTTGCGATCCTGTTCGGCCCATGTTGGCACATCAATGCGCGAGTGCGGAGCGAGACTAGCGAGTGCGTCCTCTATAACCTCAATCCCAGACGCAAAGCGCGGCGGCGGCATCGGCGGTAGGTAGTTATTTAGGTCACGCATCGAAAAGGTTTGTCCTTACTGGTTTACCCTTCTTGTTGTTTTCCGAAAGGAACTCACGGATCCGTTGTTGCGCCTCGGACAGCGTTTCATCGCAAATGATCACAGCCCGTTCGACCGTGTTTCCGTCTAAGTCACATTCGCGTTCTAGGCGATCAGGCAATGTGGTAATCCCATCTCGGATTGGAACGAAGACTCCATCAAGCAATGCCAAAAACTCTTCTTTTGGGATCATCGATCCACGCGCAAGTTCAAATTGCTCATAGGCCATCTGAGTTTCGATCACTTCGCGCTTTTCTTTTGGTGAAAGGCTATCTATTCCTTCACCCAGCTGACCACCTGTCAGCGCAAGTTGCATAGCCCGAACCGCAGCCGATTCTTGATCTTGACGTTCTTTCTGTTCAGCATTGCGTGCGTGGTACCAAGCCCAGCAGTGCGACAATTGAAACTCATACGACTGCCCATTGCCGCCTTCGTTCTCAACAGGCATGCCGTGTTGAACCCATTTATCGATTGTGTTTGTTGACGTGTTAAAAGCACTTGCCAACGCCTTCTTCGACACCACGCCATCGGGAACTGAATCGTCGAGCGGGTATTGCTTGACCAACTCCTTTAGATTGAATTCTTTGAATTCCACGATGAGCCTCTAGGCTTGGACAACAACATCAACGCCATCACCAACACCTCAAAAAATTATCACGAATAAAAGATACGGGGCCCGAACTACCCACGGGCCGAGATTGTTTTGGCTGGGAGGACCCAACCTTTTATGGCCGAACTCTGTCCAAGTAGTAGCTGAACCGTTTGGGGAACTCACGGTTAGCTGTCTTGGTGGCCGCTTTGCCGAAAGCGTATCGCTTGCGGTAGTGCGGTGCGCCTTCAACAAATATGAACACTGCTTTGATCCGCTTGCCTAGCCGCTGGTAGATACCGCGTGGCAGTGCATTGATCCCACGATCAGACTTGTCCCCACGTGGTACGAAAAACCGTGCCTTACCCTGCTTCACATTGCGCCGACGCGACCGAGATGTTTCTGACAAAGTTGATTGAACACCAGCTTGACCTTCAATTTGTGACAAGATGCGCACAATGGTCGCACCAGATATGCCCCCAGAACTATCTCGACGATAACCAGAAGCTGGAATTGCAAACTCGTTTGGTCGCATCACACCGATGCGGCGAAGTCGAACCTCAAAAGCCTTTGCTCGGCGCTTGCCACCTTCCACTTGCACCTTGAGATATTTTGCAGGCGCGTTGCCCTTGATCGATTGGTCTTCGATGTAGAGCGCCGCAGTATGTTCACCAACCTTGGCTTTGATTACCCGAGGCGAGTTCCAAGTGTATTTCTTTGGTCGATCAAACGACCGCCGCATTTTGTTGCTCTCAGCCCGACGCGCCGCAAAGACCGTGTCGTTTAGCGCATCGCGAATGACAAACGGTAGCTTACGTTTCTCGAGCGCGGTGAGGCTATCCCGAACCTCATCAATGTTGTGAGCGACACTTAGACCCGCGCCCGAGTTTGAACGCCTAACAATCGCTTGTGGCATCCTACACCCTCCAACTCTGCAAATTTGCAGACTTAGCGAACCAAATGCACCGCATTACCAGTGCGCCAATCATTGCCCCGCTCCGTGCTGAAACGAAAAAGCGCCGCCGAGCAATTGCTGGGCAGCGCGTGTTTGAACCTTTTATGTTGTGGCATTGATGGAGCAAGTATTGGTGACTCGTCAATAGCCCTTAACCAACTTTTTTCGCGGCCACCATCCACGGTTCGCGTGAAACCCTTGGTGGATGCGGGATATGGTCCTCTAAATTATTTTTGAGAAAATCTGTTAAGGCCACCAAACCCTCCCACCAAACCATATATTGCGCCCGTGCACACTTCACCTGAGATGGCGGCAACCCATCCCAATCATAGATCACTTGCTTGGAGCCATCCGACAAAGCGATAGTGGCCGGTCGACCAAAACGACCTATGCGCGCAACCCGTTGGCCCGCCCCTTCAGGGTACCAATCAGGTCTGTCACCTTTTATCCCATGGGCAATCACCAATGCCTGTGCAGGCTGTGGCAGCGCCATTGCTGCGTCATAAGTTGCGAATGCATCCATGTGGCAATTGCTGGCGATCAAACGCTCCACCACACCGTCTTGGATCATCTGCCCATATTCCTGCATTTGATCCATTGCACCTTGACCAGATCGATAACCCAACATGCCAACATCGCTGCCCGCACTTGCACGGCCCACTTGCTGATCAGCCAAAGCCCAATGCACCAGTTTTTCAATGTCGATCTGCTTTTTTGCCATTGCTATTGCCCTGAATGCTTGTGCTGCACCAACAGCGGATTGACAACCTCACGGACCAACCGCAAATAGTCGGGAACATTATCGGCATAAAAAACGTCATAACTAAACATATCAAGGCTGATCAGAAGAACGAATTCACTGCCCTTTCGAAATAGGTCATGCTCCATGACGCCAGCGATTGCCACGAACCTATCTACGCCACTATATCCAGCAGCAGTTAGTTCCTCATCATTTGTTGGAAAATTACCAATTGGTACCCCCACCAATTCCTTGCCCTCATACCGATACATTGTTTGCAATTCATCAGACTTATTGTCAGTCATTGGCTAATTCCTTTCGTTTTGGCTTTGGTCCACCCGGTCCACCCACGCTATTTTTGGGTGGACCGCTGTAACCACTGAATTTGCTGGGCTGGTCCACGTGGTCCACGTGGTCCACCCATTTTTAGAGTTTAGAAAAATAATATAATCTCCTCGCGCATACGGACCACCCATTTTTGCATGGACCACGTGGACCACGTGGACCGCCCCTTATGTTCCGGGGCTTTGCGCGGTCCACCCATACTATTAGTGGGTGGACCAGGGTGGACCATTTCGACCTGCGGAAACAGGTCTGGAACGATTTTTTGGCGTTTAACAACCAAAATTCCCACCAACAGCGCGACACAGTTGCCCCACAAATGGCCCATCACCCCATCTAGCCCTGCTTTGCTGCGCCGAGCCTTTTGCCGCTACAAAGACATTTCTGGCGGCAAATGTTCGCCCACCTTCACCATTCCTCCTGTCCAATCCACTTCTTGACCGACCACATCGCAGAACGAAGCACGACACTCTTCCAATGATGGAAACGAGAAACATCGGCCACGCTTGCGCACATCTTCAGACCGCATTGACCGAGGCCGCGTCGTTTTCAACCCCGGCACCATTTGATGGATAAGCTTGCCAAACTGCGACCTGTCAGCGCGCCGTTTGATGCCTATGGCGTCAGCCTGTTTGAGATAATCAGCATGCAACGCATTTTTGGACACTTCGCTCTCCCAAACACCCTCACCAGTGAACAATTCGCCTTCTGCCAACCGATCAAACCACCATGCTTCCACGCTATCGAGCGAACGAACCTTTTGCTCCAACAAGGCAGTGGTCAAAGGTATGGTCCAGATGTCGATTGTGGACAGATCAAAATTCAGCAAATCGTATAGCAGTGCCTCGCGCCCACCATTGTTCAGCTGTTCGTGCATTTCCGCGAAATATTCATGGTTTTGTTTGGCACCGTCGCCAACGTCCAACACACAAAAACGTCGCTCGTCCTTACCCGCAGGAACCACCCAATCTTCATTTGAAGTCATGCAAAGCCGCACATAGTTTTTCACCCTGATCGGGTCAACGCCTTTGGCTTCAATCATTTGGGTTTTGGCAGCAACCAACCCTTTCAAACGCCCTTCAGCGTTCTTGTCGCCAGCCCACACCGCTTCTTCAGCTTGCAACAATAGGCACTTGGCCATATGCGCATTGAAGTTGCCAACAATGTAGCGAGGGTCATCAACCTGAAAATAATGGCTTTGGATCAAAGACCCTATCACTTCACCAATGGTCGATTTTCCGGCACCCATCTTGCCCCTGAACACTAAGGCAGTGGCGGTGCGTTCGCGTGGTCGCTGGAACATGTGAGCAAACCAGCCAAACACCCAATTGCGTAAATCCTTGTCGCCACCACACACGTTGGTCAACAGATGATCCTCGAACACGTCATATTTGTTTTTGCCGCGTTTGGCTTCCGCATCAAAGCCATGCCACATGTTCAAATATCCCGGCGTGCTATCGGCCCCATCCGGGTTGGGAAAAAATTCCAATCCCTGATACTGGCGACGGTGTTTTGAAGACATCCACACCTTGGAATATGTCATCGGCTTCATTTTGCCATCAGCACCCTGCCAATATACAAACTTGTTGTCGTACCATCGGTGAAACGCATCAACGGTGCGGATCTGAATTCTATCTTCAACATCGGCTTGTGGCTGTTCATGCACCAACGCCGCTTTTGATCCCAAAAGCACGAGCGCCCATTCATTGTTCATTTGCTCAATGTCGAAGCCCCCCAACTGGTCCTGCTCGCTGTCAGGCTGCATTTCTGGGGTTGGCATCGGCTCAATAGAGCGGGCATCTTCGATAGCCGATTGTATCGGGTTACTCATCTAACCCCTCCACAAGCATGTCGTTAAAGTCTTTTCCCGGCAGCGCATCAGCGATCCGCGCTTTTAGGCCGGGGCGCAGCGCCATGGCGCGACGGCCACAGCGGATCAATTGTTTTTCTGTTTTGGCTTGGTCGCTGTCCGCATCCCGCAAAATCACAAACTCTTTGCACCATTCTGGCGGCACAAAAGCATCATCTTCCAAGTCAGGTATATCATGGCGGCGTGTGCCACCCGCATCCACACCCGTCGCCCCAGCCATATTGCCAAGGTCTACACCGCACCAATAGGCCGTGTGAGGCTGATAAGCCTCTTGCAGCGCGGTCAATGTGGTTTCTATACCCTCACCCATCACCAGCCGTTTTGGGTTAGCTGGTGTATAAAGCCAAATCGCGCCTCCCTTTTTGGATCCGCGCATGATTTTAGATGCCAGTACTTGCCCCGTATTTGGGTCATCAAGCTGTCGCTTGCCTTTGGGCTGACTGACATCGATGTAGGTCATGTGCACCGCATTTGGTGCGCCATTGGCTTGAACGATCGCGCCAACCATCATCGGGCAAGTGTCGATCACCTCCCAACTCACCTTGTGGCCATTCTTCACCTGGCACCGGCGCTCAAATCGCTCTACTTCACCCAGGTGAATCTTGAACTTTCCAGCCGCTATCGTGTCGGCCAATTTGCCCAATCCGCGCTGGCGCAAATATTGCTCAACCGGACCACCGGGCTTTGGTGGCCTTGCCATGGCGATAATCGACTTTGCGGCTCTAATCTGCTTTTGTCGCTCACGTTCGGCAAACTCCACTTGTGTGCGCCGCCGTTCTTCAGCCTGTTTTTGCAACTCAGCCGCATGCGCCGGGTCAACCGGCTCAGCCGCCTTGCGGCCCGTAATGCGCTCAAGGGCAGATTTGAAGTCCAAATCTTCCATATGCATCACAAGCGCAATCACATCGCCGCCCTTTTCGCAGCCCCGGCATACCCAAATATTCTTGCTCAGGTTGATTGCAAATCGATTGGCGTCTTTCTTTTCGTGCCCGCCACATTTGGGGCATGGGCCAGATCGATCGTTGCCACGCGCGCCAATTTTCCAGCCTTGGCCAGTGGCCCAATCAATGCAGCTGGTGTTTTGCGCTTCATGTTTGAGAGAGTCGAGGTTCATTTTGTCCCCTCTACACGCTCGTCAGTAATAGCGCTCAGCACCAACCGGCATTGATCAGCGGCTTTGATGGTTTCGTTGGACACAAGCCCACCATTGCCGCCTTGCCCATGCGTCCCGGTCACATCATAGGTAATCGCGTCGATCAGTTTACTGGTGGCTGTCTGGAGCTTTTTGAGGTTACTCATTGCACCGTCATTCCTGCTTCTTTGAGCCGTATGGCGACCATGTGAGTTATGCCGCCGCCCCACTTCTTTTTGCGGATGCCGAGGCTGCTGGTATATTTACCAAAGGCACTTAGGCCCACGGCGGGCGCATTGTGCATTTTGGCCCATTGTTCATAGGCGCGGTGCGCGTCTTGTAGCGGCAAAAGCGATGCACGGTCTGGCTCCATTTGTTCGGCCACAAATTGCTGAACATAGGCCGCGTCATGGCTTTGCGGGGCCACAGCCTCTTCCACATCCATAATCGGCAAACCAAGTTGCGCCCACATGCGGCGGGCGGCGCTTTGGCCGAACGTGAGCCGTGTTTCGCGCAACAGCCCCATTTTGGCAGCAATCATTTGCCAATCCCAATGGGCCGAAGGGTCGTGAATACGACTTTCCATATCCGGCGATGCACCAAAAAAGTGCTTAAACAACACTTCATGGCATTCGCGCTGATAAGTCAGCACGGTTTCCCGCGCTTCCTCATCTTCAATGCGGCTGCTATCAATGCCGAACAAAAAGCCCGGCACCAGATTGAGCGGCAAGGCGATTGTTTCGCGAACACCCGCTGGGGTCTCCATGGTCATCATGGCCATGGAAGGTGCCAAAACCGGATCGCGTTTTAGGCGCTTTAGTTGTGCGCTCCAATCAACACCCAATCGATCTACAATCGGCTTAATTGCTACCAGCGGATAACCCACCTCATCCAATTGAGTGATGATGCTATCGCCATAAAAATCAACTTTTTGGATTTGGGTCATGCTTGAGCTACCTTCAATTCACGATTGTCAGGTTCAAAATCCGCATCATTTTCACGCGGCTCCGGTTCAAAATCTTCCAATTCGCCGCCCCAGCCGCACAATTGATCGGCCAAATGCGCGTTAAGCGGTGCAACAATGGTCAGTTGGTCGCCGCAGCGCACAATTGTGGCAAACTCCAACAGTCGACCCAACAGCAAGCTGCCCTCGACCAAATAATGTTGGTAAAGCTGTTCTGGATGCGTCGCGCTTTCATTTCGGGATAAAGCTTTTGCCATCATGCCACGTCCCGCAAATCGTTGACGCGGTTCACAAGGCGGTTGAAGGCCGCTTTGCTTTCAAGCTGTTGGTCAGCCCAAAAGCCCACCAACGCAATGAAACAACGCTGAATAGGGTGGTGGTGATCTAACTTTTCGGAAAAAGTGACAACCGTATGGGCAAATTCTTGCCCATTGCCCAACGCTGTTTCCAGCAAGGTCAATTCGGTCCAAATGT